CAATATACCTGAATGATACTGGTGGAGGAGATAATAAGTACTCTTATAATGGCCTATACCTCTCCTCTGAAAGTTCTAATTGGACAAGAGGTGGGTCTAGTAATGTGGCGCATGACTGTACGTTTGAGTGTAAAACTAATAGCGATCAAATTTGGAGATTTACTGGAGCAACCATATTACATAACTGCACCCTTAAAGCCAACGGCGCAACCGGAATATATTATTTTTACTTCCACACCAATGCAAGGCTTCGCGTGTACGGTGGATCATGTACAACAGATCAAGCTACAGGCACTCGCCCTCTTTTATATAACGTTACAGGGGAGGCAGAGTTGGTGGGGGTAGATCTATCTGCCACTAAGATCACATCTTTAATGGCCTTAGATCAGATATATGACCACAACGTTCGGGTGGAGTTTCGCAGCTGTAAATTCCCCACAACGCTAACGCAATACTCAGCTACAGACTTTGTTCAGCCAACAGTGACACTGCTTGTTGTTAATAGTAGCGACACATCGGCGGCAGCAGAGTATCAATACTACTACCGCGCAGGGCAATCCCAAGTAGAGGATGAAACAGGTATCTATCGTGACGGTTCCACAGCCTTTCCGTCAGGCCAGCGGATCAGTCTGAAGTGTATTACAGGTGCGGACATAGCTCCATCAATGCCTTTCGAGTTTGAAGCACCTACACGCTTCGCAGAACTCTCTGGCGCTGCTGACACTATGCGGCTGTATCTAATGTCTAGCTCTACACTGACAGATGTTGATGTGCGAGTGGAGGCATGGTATCCCGATGGGACAGTGAAGAATCAGTATAACCTCGTAGAGAATGCTAACTTCGACCCGTTTGCTACAGGTACAGCACTAACCACTAACACAGAGGCATGGACAGGGCGCACAACAGAGAACCGCTACCAGATAGACCTAGATACAGCGGGTGATGCTGGTGCAGATTGTGTCCCCATCATACGCATCTATGTCTCTAAACCTTCAACAACAATTTACTTCGATACTACTATGGATTTGGTGTAACCAATGGCTAGATTAATTATAGTCAATGGTCGCATCTACGAAGAGACAGGCGCACGCACTGCTATTGTCGCAGGTAGTATCTATGAAGGGAATGTATCTGGCGGTGCTGTCGGTGCTGAGTTCGTTGGTGCTGCCACAGGCACATCTACGACCAGCGCAGACCTCACCACACAAGCAGCAGGTGCCGCCTTAGCAGGCGATACCAGCGGTATAGCTACCCTTACGGCTACGCTAACAGGTGTTAGTGCTGTTCTGGCTGGTGGTGTTACAGGTGGTGCAACAGTTGCAGGTGGTCTAACGACAGCCTCAGCCATAGAAATTGCTGGTGATCTGGTAGGTACAGCCACTATCAGTGCTACGCTAACAGGCACGGCAGCGTTCCTATCTGGTAATCTATCAGGTAGCGCAGCAGTGACCGGCCTTGTAACCACCTCTATCTTAGTAACAGGGGTGAGCTACTTCTACCCAATGAACGAGGGAGCGGGGAGTGCGATTGTAAACACAGACCCCGAATCTATCGGGATTGACGGAACGTGGGATAACTCAGTAGGTTGGGTAGCAATACCTAACAACAGCCGACACATGCCCTGTAATGAGGGTACTGGTGCAACCTTAGTGGATGCATTAGGTACAGGCTCTACAGACGCCACGATCCAAAACTTCTTAGAAGGAGATTGGCAGTGAGTAAAGCAACAGAGGATAAACTAAGCGCCCTGCACGGCACGGTAGCAGACGTGTTGTCCGAGCAGCTGCGCGAGACCATGGTTGTGGTAGATGAAGATACGGGTGAGGAGAAGGAGGTGCTTTTAGCATCTCCGGCTATCATCGCTCAAGCAATTAAGTTCCTAAAGGACAACGACATCACAACGAGTGTCGCTGACGATGACAACATGTCTGAGTTGGACGACCTACTCAAGAAGAAGCGTGAGAAGCGTGGACTCCGTTTAGTAGCGGAGAAGGCCAATGTCTAAGACATGGGTTCCAAACCTAGTAACATACTCAGGCGTGATCGCGGACGACGAGGTATTCCTGATACCAGCCGACAAGCACCGCACGTTCTTGGAAATCCAAGACGTAGACGGTACAGGTCAGGATATACGTATCTGGGTAGGGCCAACCGCCCCACCCAACGATGTAACGACATGGCCGAAACTGCTTGACGGTAGTACGGTATTTCCGCAAGGAGTACAGGGGCCGATCATAGTCGCAGAGATTGACAGGCGCGGCAGTACGCTAGCCTTTATGTCAGCACTCAGTGATGAGACAGCATCGTCTACAGCGTGGGTAAACGTATGCGCGTCCGACAACCTCGTACACTTAGGCGACCAGCTAGTAGCTGATGGCTTTAACTTAGTATTTTGCACATAGGAGATAACGACAATGGCTAATTTAGAATGGGCGGACTTCCGTCCTCGTGGCCTGTATAGCTCATCAACAGACATCCCACTCACCGAGGGCGACCCTGCCTTCGTAATACCAAACGCCATAAGCGAGACTGGTCTGCCCGTAGGGTACTACAAGTTTCTAGTAGGCGTGGAGTGGTCACAGGAAGTAGATAAGTACATGGACTTCTCGTTCACACTTAACGGCACCACCAAGACCTACCGGGCATTCTCTACGCAGAGTGGGCCGGGTATCAACACATTCAACGTCGCTCCGATCATACCCATCTTAGGTGGTACTATGGTTTGGGACGTGTCCTTTGAGTTTCCCACGCAGGCCGGTTCAGCATCCGGTATCATCATGACGCAGATCATCGGATGGGAAAAGTGGTCTGATTTCCCAGCATAGGAGTACACATGTCAGAGATAACCGTTCTACAACAGGAAGCGCTAGAGCGCTGGACGAAACTTGAGAAACTTCAAGAGGCGTACCCGGACTTTGAGCCGTTCCTGATCGACTGTATGGAAGACCTCATGGGTTTCCAGTGCAGTGATATACAAGTAGACATCGGGGCATACTTGCAGCACGGGCCACAGTACCTTATGGTACAGGCCCAACGCTCGCAGGCTAAGAGTACCATTGTTGCGATCTACGCAGTGTGGTGTTTGGTGCACGACCCGAAGTACCGCGTGCTGGTAATATCAGCAGGCTCAGATGTGGCGATGGAAATTGCCAATTGGATAATACAGATTATTATGAACTGGGACATACTTGAATGTTTGCGCCCGGATCGACAACACGGAGATCGCGCCAGTGCAAAAGCATTTGACGTGAACTACCAACTCAAAGGCGCAGAGAAATCGCCGTCAGTCGCATGTATCGGTGTCACAGCCAACATGCAGGGCCGACGAGCAGATCTACTCGTACCTGATGATATCGAATCATCGAAGAACGGTATGACCGAAATACAACGGCAACAGCTAGCCCACCTCTCAAAGGATTTCACATCCATTTGTCAGCATGGTCGAATCTGTTACCTCGGTACGCCACAGACAACAGACTCGATATACAACGACCTTCCGGGGCGTGGATACGAGATAAGGATTTGGCCGGGACGTTACCCGACACCAGCACAGATAGATAACTACGGGCCACACCTCGCGCCCATGCTTAGAGAAAGGTTGCAGGCCGATCCGACTTTGCAGAGCGGCGGTGGCCCACTACAAGACCAAGGTAAGGTAACAGACCCCCTGCTGCTTCCAGAAGCGTCACTGACGAAGAAGGAACTAGATCAGGGTGCAGCGTACTTCCAACTCCAACACATGCTGAACACAGCACTGATGGACGCAGACAGGTATCCGCTCAAACCTAAGAACCTTATGAACCTCGACCTCAACAACTCCTCAGCCCCCGGCAAGTTAGAATGGATGCCGAGTACTGACCTGATTGTTCGCATACCCGGCTTACCGGATAAAGCTGAACTCTACAGACCGTTCCAAATGTCACGCGAGCTATATCCGTATGAAGGTCGATACCTTTATGTAGATCCCGCTGGTGGTGGTGAGAACGGGGATGAGACCGTCGGCACCGTAACCTACTTCCTACACGGCTACGTATTCGTGATGGAGCAGCTTGCATTGCCCGGAGGTTTCGATGAGTACATGTTCGATGAGCTATCCAAGCTCGCACTCCGACACATGGTCAATGAGATTGGCGTGGAGCAGAACTTCGGAAACGGAGCGTATGCACAGATGTGGCGTCCAGTACTGATGGAGAACTACAAAGCAGCCGGACACCCCGGCCCACCTGTAGTAGAAGACATCTACGAGACTGGTCAG